GGATGCTCTTGCTGCTGCACGTGCTGTGATGTAGAGTGTGTCATTAACAACAAATCGGCCGTCATCTGAACCTTTTCCAAAGTTGTCAGGGTACATGTCGTTTGTGTTTGACAAGAATCCATCGGTGTCGTATTGCAGTTGTGCACTGGAAACTAAAGCTCTATCGTTAGCAAATACAAGTCCGCCACGGTTGAGGTCAGTTACCTGACATTGTGTAAATGATGTGCCACCCATTGCAGCGGTAACCGAGCCACTTGGCGATGCACCTTCAAAGATGTAATCGACTGAGTGAACTTGCAATGCTTGGCGATCTCCAACGTCAACATATGACCCAAGGTCAATGGTTGCAAAGGTATCAGTTGCAGCTGCAGTAATTGTCACTCGTTCGCTTAGGGTAAATATGCTTGTCTTTTTGGTAGCCATTGTATCACTTCAGGTGGTCGGGGAGTTGTTTCGGTCAATTAAACGTCGGGCCGGCTCTCCCCAACCAATTATCACACAACATCGACGGTGTATAAAGTAAACTGGTTTAGTTCGAACTCTGCAATCTGCAGCCCATCTTCGCGAGCGAAGCGAGTCAATCGGACAAACCACCCGTCCCCGACCACCACCCCTATGGAAATGCCCCCCCCATATTATTCTGCCGTAGGCTTTTTTTTCGAGAAAGCGTTATAACATTATTACTACAGGGTCAATCATGGCGAACCAATACTCCATAACCGTAAGCGACCGGGCTAATTTAGTCCTGAAGGAATTAAAAAAAAGTGGGTACAAGACAAGTCAATGTATCTCAGCACTCATTGAAACGATGGGTTACGAGGCCTGTGTACGACTTGTAACATACCAGAGACAAATTACAGCTCTTCAAGACGAGGTGAACGAGTGATGTTCATCAAAGAATCCTATGTTTACACACTTCCAGCCGACATGAATGATCCTGAAGGCCCAACTCGATGGGTTGGCTGCAGTAGCGGTGAGTGTGGCTATGAGCGTTGTGAGGACGATTCAAGTTACATGATTAGAATGAAGCCAGTCTTGCTTCGAATGTTCAAAGTTAATGGTCGACAAGTCTGCGAGGGTTGTCTGAAGGAATGGAGAGCAGAAATATCGGAGTGGATTGAATGACTTTGCCTTGGTACTGGCCGTTGATTCAGGATCTACGTAAGCACATCGAGGATAACCACTTAGATCTACGTGGAGCATTGGATGAAATTGATTACACTGAAGAATACCTTCACTACGAAAAGTTTGCAGATGGTGAAGATGTTTCACTTACATGCCCATTTTCGATCCATTGCTCATGCGACTGGAAAGTTACAGCGCACGTAGAATTCAAGCTTGTTGAATCTAAAAGTAAGGAATGAACATTACTGCAGCCCGTACAGCATCGATCCCACCGACCATAGCGAGAGTGAGAAATGAAACCAGCACGTTTAGTTTGACTAACGTGTCAAGGTTTGTCTCTTTCTCTCCACGTCGTTCTTCACGTGACATAAGCCATTGAGCAAAGCGTTCAATTCTAGTTGCGGTTTTCGATTCTTCAATTGGTTTTTCATCAGTCATAGTAATACCTCTTCAATAGTGTCTAATTGTCTTCCTACGTCTCTACCCATCTTCGCTCCACGTGCAGTAGCCATTGCTAAGCCGCCGATCCAAAGAGTGTCGACAATAGGAAGAGGACCGTCAATCCAGACGATAGGGTAAGTCCAGACATACGCGGTAAAACCAATCGCAGCACCTATGCCTTGGCCGATTGCAGTGAATGGTATGTCTGTTTGAACCTTAGTAGGTTTAGGTGCTGGTGCCTGAACTACTTGAGCAGCGATGATCGGGGACTGCCTTGTCTGGTTACCCAGCAACTTCCACCATTCTTCCTCGAGCATTAGTTAACGTCCTGTTGTAGCAAGTAAGAGTTACGAAGTCGCATGATGTATGACAGATCGTTTTCTTCCTTGCCACTTCCAACTAGGACAACTCTCATGTGTGGTAATTGAATACCAGAGCCGTTAGGGATGGTTTGGCCGCCAAGAGGTTGAATGACAACAAATCGAGTAACATACAATCGGTCTGACGCGGTTGGCGTCATTGATCCAAACTCATTCGTTGAATAAACAACGCCTGCTTGTTGTGGCAAGGAAGAATTGTGTACGATCATTTGAACTCGACCGTAAAGGATGTTTTCAAAACCAAGTGTTGTAGCTTGGTCGGTTGTACGTCGTGGGTCAATACCAGGACAGCTGTAAACTGGAATCCATGACGTACCATCACCAGAATAAGTTTGGTCTGCTACCCACTTGTCTACTTTGAAAGGACTTTCAGTAATCAAGACGTACTCAAATAATGCACCATATGGAACGTAACCTGCAGTAGGGTCTCCGGGGTCTCTTAGAACCACTCCCGGTACTGTATAGAAAGGTGAGTTTTGAATTGTAGCAGCTTCAGGATAAAATGTCTCTTCTTGAGTAGTAGTCATACCACCAATATCAATTTCATCTTGAGTGTAAAGTACGTTCGAATCGATGTAGTTCCATGGACCGTTACTGCTCCACGTTGTTCCTGAAGCAGTGTAGGTAAACGAGCCTCCTCGCATTACTTTGTCAAACATAACTGTACGACTCATTTCTTACCACCTTTCTTCTTCGATCCTTTCCAAGACTTTGCTGCTCTTTTGAACAATGTGTTATGAGGTGTCTTCGGATGTTTCTTCTTTAGACGTGCAAGTTCTTTCTTCATGTGCTTGTTGTATGCAGATGGAGCGCGTTTAACAGCCTTGACAGTTTTCTTCACTGCTGCTTTACCTGCACGACGTGCAGTGGACTTTGCTTCCTTCTTTGCAGACTCTACAAACAACGCTTTCAATTCATCCAGAGTTCCTTCAACTTTAACCAAGGTAAACACCTCAGTTGTCAGCAGCGGTCGATTGGATAGCAATGGCCATGAAGTCCTTCGAGCTTAGAGTGACGATGGAAGCGTTGACACGTACGGTAACGTTAATGTCGGATGCTCTTGCTGCTGCACGTGCTGTGATGTAGAGTGTGTCATTAACAACAAATCGGCCGTCATCTGAACCTTTTCCAAAGTTGTCAGGGTACATGTCGTTTGTGTTTGACAAGAATCCATC